TTTCAGTCAAAAGGGCTTTGCATCAATCATCACGGCAGGAAAGCAATTCGGCACGAAGGTTCTCATTCAGATAATGAAGGGTTTGTTCAATACCATCAACTACTTCATCGACTGGTACAACGAGAGCCTTCTTCTTCGAGTGGCAATCAATGCAATCGGAACAAATTTCCGCTTGATGTGGAACGCAATCAAGCTCGTATGCAATCTAGCAATAGACGCATTCAAGAGGATGGGCTTTGCAGCCAAGGGCATGCTTGATATTCTCGAGGGTATAGTTACATTCGACCTATCCAAGGCACAGAAGGGATTCAAGGAGATGTTCGACATATCCGGCACTATCAAGGAAGCATGGCATGACATCAAGAATGCTGGTATAGAGATAGGAAACACATTCGCTGACGGATTCGAGAACACCGTGCACGGAAGACTGAACCATCTGAAACTTGCGAACCTAGACGGTGGAGCGACCAGCAGCGAGCCAACGAATGGAAACAAGGGAACGACACCAGCAGCCAAGGGAAGCACTACCAAGACCAAGGCACAGATAGCTAAGGAGAAAGCGGAAGCAAAGGCAGAGGCAGAGCGCAGGAAGAAGCAGGAGAAAGAATTGCAGGCACAGATTGCGCTTATCCAGTACAAGTACAACGAGCAAGTAATGGACGCAAAGAAGCGATACCTCGCAGGCATGTACGACAACGAGCGAGACTATAGCAACGACCTCGAACAGCTGGAGAAGAACATGGTGGCACGAAGCATTGACGCATACGTGGCGGCAGGGCAAATCGGAGCAGACAAGGCGCAGGAAATGCAGGCAAAACTTCTCGACATCATGATAAAGGCGAAAGCGGACTTGAAGAACCAAGCAAAGGAGATTGTGGACGAACTCAACAAGGAGTTCGAGGACGCAGAGAAGGCTCGCAAGGATGCGGACATCATGAACGGTGGAACTGGAGAGGAAGACGATACAGCCAAGCTGGAGAGATACAAGGCTTTCCTAGAGCAGAAGCTAGCAACGACACAAGAGAATGTTGAAGCGCAGAAACAGCTACAGCAGGAACTACACGATACGACTTTGCAGTTGCAAGCTGACGAAAACAAAAACAAGCAACAGAAACTTCAAGAGCAGAACCAAATGATAGCCGATTATATCGGGGCAATCGGTGATGGTTTATCTTCGTTTTTCGAGATCCAGGATCTTACTTTTCATAATTTCCTCAAAACCATGCTGACAACCTACCTAGATGCGATAGAGAAGCAGATAACTGCAACTTATGCAGCTATTCTTGCAGATAGTATTCTTCATGGTGGATGGGCAGGAGTTGCAAGTGCAGCAGCCAAGCTTGCTTTAATCAAGGCAGCGTTTGCAGCAGCCAAGGCAGCAATAAAAGGCTTCTCCACTGGCGGCTACGTCCAAGGCTCGGGCACTGGAACCAGCGACAGCATCCCGGCAAGGCTTTCCAATGGCGAGAGCGTAATGACCGCCAAGGCGACTTCGATGTTCAGCCCTATATTATCCGCATTCAACCAGCTAGGAGGTGGCGTGCCTATCGTAGTGAACAACGGTGGCAGCAACATCGGCATGGATATGCTGGCGGCAGCGGTCGCTAGAGGGTATCAGATGGCTCCACAGCCAGTAGTGAGCGTGGAAGAGATAAACCGAACCCAGCGGAGAGTGCAGACGATAGAGAATATCGGCAGGCTCTAAAGGGGGAGTTATTTCATTAAGATTTGCGTTCTGAGCGGTTTTTGGTCGAAGGTGGTAAAGTTACATATCCAAGGCAGTAAAACTCGCTCAGAACGCAAAATTTCGGCTTGTTTAGGAAAATTAACTGTTTAAGAGATAAACATATCGAAAATAATCGTATCTTTGCAGCGTTTTAAAACTTAAAAAATCACGATTCAATGGCAAAACTCAGAATATACAACGATATCGACAGCCAAGACAACAAGTTCTGGTATCAATGGTGGGGTGGCGATTGTGTCTGCTTTCAAGACATAGATGCTTTTGCAGCAAGCATACCAAAGGATGACGACACCATCGATATGCGCATCTTCTGCAATGGCGGTTCTGTGGTCGAGGGTTGGGCAATTTACGACCGACTGCGACAGAGCGGCAAGAAGATTTCCTGCACCGTTGAGGGCAAGGCAGCATCCATGGCAACAATCATCATGCTCGCAGCACCAAAGGAGAGCCGCAAGGCATACGAGAACGCTGCCTTCCTCCTGCACAACCCATGGGTGCCTGGCTGGTGTCTGGGCGACCAGCTGAATGCAAAGGACTTGAAAAACCAGAGCGAGGAAATGCAGATGTGGCAGGATAAGATGGTGGACGCATACGTAGAGCGGTGCGGATGCGACCGTGAGGAGATACAAGCCTTGATGGATAAGGACATCTTCATCAGTACCAGCGAAGCATTGCGCCTAGGTCTTATCAGCAGCACCGTTGCACCAATCAGCGCAAGCGCATCGAAACGCAACATAGAACAATTCATTAATTCAAAACAACAAAATCCAAAAGCAATGGAGAAAAAGACAGAAGTAAAGGCTTCTCTCCTCGACAAGATTCTCGCCAAGTTGGGCGTGAAGACACTGGAGGAAGCAGAGCAGGCGGTGGCAGAGCCACAAGCCAAGGCAGAGCCAAAGGCGATGGAACTCAACACAGCAGACGGACAGACACTGACCGTAGAGCGTGAGGAGGGAGATCCACAAGTTGGCGACAAGGCAAGTCCGGACGGAACGTTTGAAATGCCGGACGGTAAGACAATTGTTGTCGAGGACGGTGTAATTACCGACATTCAGACCGCAGGCAATGAAGGCGGTGAAGGCAATGAAGGCGGTGAGGGCGGCAGCGCATCAAGCACCGACGACACCGTAGCAAAGTTGCAGCAGCAGGTAGCAGCACTCAAGCAGCAGTTGAACGACACCAAGGCGCAGCTGGCAGGCGCACAGAAACTCGCAAAGAGCAAGGAAGACATGCGCATCCTGAATGCCGTGAAGATGGCAGGCGGTGCGGAGAAGGTGCTGGCAGGCTACAGCAGCCACTACCAGCCAGCACAGCGACAGCCAAGCGGCAAGGGCGCAGGAGAGCAGGTAGACATTAAGGCAGACGCAAAGACTATCAGCGAGAAGGTCAAGGCTTATCGTTCCAAGAAGCACCCAAGCAATGGCTAAACCGTTTTAAGAAATCAAGTAAAAAACAAATTAGAGAGTTATAGATTATGAGTAATACTTTTGATGTGAAGCAATTCGAGAACTTTGTCCTCGAACCCGAAAATCTGAAGACCATCAAGGATGCCGTGCAGGAGACATTCTACAAGGACGAGAACCTTGCGGATTTCGTCACCATCCTCAAAGTCAAGAACGATGATCCAATCGCACTTATCGGTGAGATGGAGATGGTCGGCAAGGCTGGCAGCGGTTGCGACCCAACGTATGACGAGAAGGGCATCACCAACAAATTGGAGCGCTGGAAGCTTGGCGACTGGCAAGTACCTATCAAGATTTGCTATGATTCGCTGAAAGGCTCAATCGCTGAGTACAGCTTGAATACTGGCACAGACATTGGAGACCTCACCAGCACCGACTTCATGGTAATCTACACCGATGCACTGGAGCTTGCTATGAAGAAGATGGTTTGGCGCTTCGGCTGGTTTGGTGCTGAGGATGCGCAGACTGTTTCCGAGGGCGGCAAGCTGACCGATGGCTTGAAGAAGGAGTACTTTACCACTTGCGATGGTCTCTTCAAGAAGATTTTCGCAGCTACAGCCACAAAGAACCGCACCGAGATTGCAGCCAACAAGGAAACCACGATGGCGGCGCAGATTGCTGAAATCCGAAAGCAGGGTGTTGCAACCGACCTTGTAGACAATATGCTTATGAACGTGGACTCACGCATCATCGATGATCCGAACGCTGTGCTTCTTATGACACGCTCGCTGGCTGACGCATTGACTTACGACATCAAGAAGACGTACCACGACATTATGCCTTGGGAGAAGGTCTTCGATGGCTTCCAAACATCGACCTACAACGGCATTAAGATTGCCAGTGTCAGCATTTGGGACAGAATGATTAAGGGCTATGAGAAGGGCGAAACAGCGTACAACCTTCCACACCGTATGGTCTTCTGTAATCCTAAGCAGCTGATGGTCGGCACACCGCAGGATTCGCTCATTAGTGAGCTGGATGCCTGGTTCGACCACAAGGAGCGTAGAAACTACATCTACTCAACTGGTAAGATTGGTACGGCTCTTCTCGAAGAGAACATGATACATGCAGCTTACTAATCGCTCCAAATCTTTATAAAGTATTAAGTTCTTATGAATCCTCAACACCAACAAAAACGGTGTTGGGGATATAACAATTAAAAACGAATTAATATGGCAACAACTTGCGAGAGCCTTATCGCCCAGGACATCATCATCCCTTGCGAAGACCAGGTAACAAAGGGACTGGAGGGCGATGGACTTATCATCAACCGAGACGACATCGACTTCACCAAGTCTGCTGTCGTTGGTAATACAATTAGCACAATTGTGCTGAAGACTGGCAAGAAAGCATACGCTATCCGGCAGGAAGGCAGCAAGCCATTCACTGGAACCAAGACCGAGCTGGCTGTTGGCACGTATCGCAACAGCTGGAAGAACACCGTGGCAATCGTGGTATTGGCAAATACACCTGACGTTTGCGCAAATATCATTGACGGACTGGCGAACGGTAAGTTCGTTATCATCCTTCGCAACCTCTCAAAGGGTGCGGACGGAAAGGCAGAGTATCAAGTATTCGGATATGCGCAGGCACTGAAGGCAAGTGCTGGCGAAAACGACAAGTACTCAGACGATACCGAGGGCGGCTGGCTTATCACGCTGGAAGAGGAGAGCGTACCAAAGGCAGCTTACTTCTTCTTCGACACAGACAGCGAGACCACAGCAGCCAAGTACGCCAGTCTGACATCAGCCGTAGGAGGTTAAGCCATGACCTACGAGGAAGCAACAGCCAAGGTCGAGGAGTTGAAGGCACGTTTCGACAGTCCCTTTGATGCAACCGACAAGGCAGTAATCGAAACTCTATATTTCGAGGTAACACGGAAGCGGTTTGTTCCGACAACCTGCCAGCAGTGTTACCACGATGCTCTGATAGAAATATATCTAAAACTCAAAAAAGAAAAGGCAATGCCAAAAACATGTAATTACGCAATGAAGGCAGGTTTTATCATTTCCTGCCCGGATTTCTACCATGGTAAGATTTTCACAAACGAGAACCTGACCGACAAGGTAGCTCATGAATATCTGACGAAGTACCCACAGATGGAGAAATACTTCCAGAAGATACCAAGCGAGGAACTCATCGAGAACAAACAGCCAGCAGGCAGCAACAAGAAGAAAGACCTCGACCAAGCAGAAAAAGCAGGTAAGGAAGAGGAAGAGTAATAAAACAACAAGCAAAACGACACAAGCAAGATGAACGTAAAGACAGTGAAGAAGCCAAAGCGAAGGGTTGATATTGGCTACGTCAGCCGATTCAAGATGCAGGCATACGGATATGATAATCTATATCCGCAGAACCTCGCACGCATCACGGAAGCCAGCGGTACGGCAATGCTGTGCCTTAACCGTTACGCCCGATTCATTGAGGGCTACGGATTCGATAGCGACATTCTAGCAGCATTGGCGATGAACCAGCAAGGGGACACGGCAGACGATTTGTTGAGGAACGTTGCGCAAGACCTCGCACGCTTTGGGGGCTTTGCCCTTCATGTTAACTACAACGTTCTAGGGCAGGTGTCGAGCGTGAGCCACGTACCCTTCGAGAATTGCCGACTGGAAGAGACGGACGACAAGGGGAACGTGGCGCACGTCTTGTTGCACCCCGACTGGGAGCAGAAGAAAACGAGGAACGGAAAGCGGTTGATGGTGAACGAGAAGACCATCGAGCGCATCAACGTCTTCAATCCCGACCCCGACATCGTTCTTGAACAGATAGAGAACGCTGGCGGCATCGACAGCTACAATGGTCAGATTCTGTGGCAGAGCCTAGACGGACAGTTTATCTATCCTACAGCCAGCTACGATTCAGCCATTACAGAGATTTCGACCGATGAGGGACTGGGCAACGTGAAGATGAGGAACGTGAGAAACAACTTCCTCGTATCGTGTATGCTCGTAACCAAGAAGGGCGTGCCTAAATTCGATGAAAAAGGCGAAGAGGTAGAGAGCGGACAGATGATTTCCGATGAAGACCTTTTGCAGTTCCAAGGGGACGAGAACACAGCGAAGATTCTAGCTGTAGAGGTTGAGAACGAGGAAGACGAACCGAAGGTTGTCGCCTTCCCGACAAAAAACTTCGACAAGGAGTTTTCCGTGACCGACAGCAGCGTTATCGAGCGCATATACGCTCAGTTCCACCAAGAACTCTTCTACTCCATCCGTATGGGAAAGCTGGGATTCAGTGGGCAGGTGATGAAGGATGCCTACGAGTACTATGCCGGAGAGGTGACAACCGAGCAGCGATTCATCGAGCGAGCCTTCAAGAAGATTTTCAACAGCTGGCACGACCCAGCCATTCAGAACCTAGACCCCAAGCTACAGCCGTTGAAGTATATCAGCAGCGATGTTGCAGGGAACAACACGATAGATTAATTGATTGAGCCTATGGGAGAAAGAAAACAACTTATCACGGTTGATCAGTTCCGAGAACTGGCAAGACCGACCAGCACGCACCTAGATGAGGATGAAGTGAACGCATACATTCGGGAATGCGAAGATGCGAACATCATACCAGCCATTGGGTGGGAGCGGTTCAAGGCAGCGACCGAGCAGGGAGAGTGGGACGATTCAGTCTTGCCCGATTTCCAGCCTGCGGTCTTCCTGGACGGTGGAGAATACACCACAAAGAAGGAGGGCGATTGCAGCCAAGACGAAACCAAGGTGCAGAAGTACACCAGCGGAATACGCAAGGCACTCGCTTATTTCACGTATGCGAGACTTTTCCGTGCCGATGGCACAATTATAAGCCGGGCAGGTGGAATGCGCCACAGAGACGATTATTCAGACCATGTTCAAGATGTATCGAGCAACAAGCAATACAACGACATCATGGATATGGCAGAAAGATATTTATCAGATGCCCTTGAATACCTCAAGACATTCACCCCGAAAGGGGAAGTGAAGTCACAGCGAGGAACGAGGGCACACATTCACGCAATAGGAGATTAATATATGGCAACAATAAACGAAATCAAACAGCAGGCGGCAGCGGTCAAGAACGCTACGCAGGTGGGCGAGAACACAGCCGAGAGGGTAGGCGGTGCTCTCGCTGGTCTTGCGGAGATTGCTGAGCAGCATGATTCTAAACTCAGCGACTTATCTTGCAATACAAATTCATTGGCATTAAATGCTCTTGGGGAAATTAAACAAGATATTTCTATTGTCAATTACCAGCAAAATACTTATTTTAATCTTTTCCTACCTAAAGGAACATATACATATATTGGATTAGGAAATGCTTCTGGTTCTGTTAAAATCCTGTTGGATGATACTACAAGTATTATTCTAAATAATGGTAGTGGAATTGGTGCAAATATTCCTAAAAGTTTTACTATCGACAAACCAAGTAGACAACTTGTTTTTTATAGCAATTCCACTTCAAATAATTATGGATTTGTGATTAAAAAGGAAAATAGTTTAAAAGATGATGTTTCAGATAATTCTTCTAGACTAAAAGAAGCTGAGAACACAATCCATAGTCATGAGATATTTATAAATACAAAAATTACAGATGAATATAATTTCCCTATTTTAGAGACGCTAGACAATGTTGCACTTAATAAAGGTATATTATTTACAGAAAGTGGTTGGTGTACATCTATTGCAAAGGTCAAAGCTGGAACAACTTTATATCTGTATAAAAACGGAATCCTTGCTTCTTGTAGATATGGATTATATGAGGATAAACCAAAAAGCGGAAGTACAACATCTTTGTTTAGTAATGATGCTAATACTCTTACTGTTCCATCTGATAAAGACTATTATATAGCTATTTCTGATAATACTAAGCCTACAAAATCCTTTGAAGTTAAGTCTAAAAATTCCAATAGTATAATAGGTAATGTGGATAGATTGATAAATGAGGTATTTTCAAAAGAAGGTTCTCTTGATGTTACAACAACTACAGGAAAGTACCTTGACCATAATAATGGTTATATTGGAAATGGAGAGGGCTGGACAATCGGACAAGCAAATGTGGAAGCTGGTTCTATAGTAAAATTTTATGCAGACGGAATCCTTACTTCTTGCAGATATGCTTTGTTCAATAACAATACGAATATAGCTAGTTTTTCTGGTATTAGTGGAGGGGGTTCTAAAGAAATAACTATCCCAGAAGACAAAGATTACATTCTTGTAATTTGCTTACATTCTGTAGTAGAAAAATTTTCCATAGAATCTATACACAAAGGACTTGACCAGAAAGTTGTAGCTCTTGAAGACAAACTTACAGAGAATGCTACCAGACATAAAATATTATGGTTGGGAACATCTATTCCATGTTACTCCCATTATCCAGAAAAAGTTTGTGAATTATTACATCATAAATGCTATAATATGGCAATTGGCTCAAGTGGAATTATTGTTCGTAGTGGAGTTGAACAAGGAGATAGAAACGGAAAAGATTTATGTGAAAGCTCTGCTGAAAAAGAGAGCCGTTATCGGTCTGCTGTAGAATCAGGAAAAATAACAGAAGACCAACTTAACACTTACAAAACATACGGATATGATTCTAGAGTCATTCCTTATATTGATGGCACTATTGATTCATGTGATGTTGTAGTAATTGACCATGGTTACAATGATAGAGATACCACGAAGATGCAAGAATATATAGATAAATTCGATACTCTTGATTTGTCGATTGATGGTGATACATACGACAGAACTAATTTTATAGGGGCATTTCGGTTCTTGCTGCATATTATTTTTGCGACAAATCCAAAAGTAAAAGTGTTAATTTGTTCTTATTTGGAAAATAAAACATGTGGTCCAGAGTTTCCTAAACCGAATTGGAATAACAATGTGATTTATAATAGTGGTTATCAGATTTGTACTTTATTGAAGAAATTAGCAGAGCATTATAATTTCCCTTATCTTAATATGTGCGATTATAACGGTTTCTCAATGGAGTATTTGCCAAACACCAGTAATTATCTTGCTTCTATAAACAGCAATTATACCGTTAAGCAATATACAGAAAAAGAGAATGTAAATAACAATATCACAAGATTTCAATATTATTGCCCAGATGGTATTCATCCACATACAGATACAAGTGGAAGAAGTGTAGATATTATAGTGAGCAGCTTAGTTCATTTGATGAGAGATATATAGTATAGTAGAACTCTAAGTCGCTGAGTTTAGAAACTTAAAAAAATAGATATATGAAGAAAAATAAGAAACAATTACATGAAGCACTGGCTGTGCTTCTTACCAAGCTATCATCGGCAAGGGACAATCCCTTGCTGATGGATAACTACGCAGTGAAAGCCTTGCGCACGGTTCTTTTGGAGTTTAAGGAATCGGGCGAGCTTCACGAAGCATACAAGGAGCAGATACAATCCACGCTGGAGAGTGACAACCCCTGGGTAGCTATGATGATGAAGTCAATTGGCGCAGATCCTTCTATTAAGAAGAGCATGACCGATGAAGCCATTGACGGAATGATTGATTCTATGTTGGGCAACGATTAAAACATTTTATTATGAATGACAAGGAGAAAGAACTATGGAGAGTTATAGACAACGTAATCAAGTGTTGTGCTATTGAACT